TCTAGTTCTAAAAGAACGTATAAACTTTTCCATCTCATCTTCAAGTGATAACTGTTTTGTTATATAGTCTGTTGTACCTCTCTCTGTTTGATTGTATTGGTCATAGATGCCTATGGTAATAGTATAATCTCTGTGCTTTTTCTCAAATGTTGGATAAGAATATGCTCTTTGTTTGTGAAATAATAATAATGGTTTAGTACTTTGTCTAAACTCATTTATTTCAAATTCATTGCCATATTTAAAAGATTGGATGTTGTTAGTGCCTAGTGCTGCAATGGTTTCCATCTCAGCAACTACATCTTTAAGGTCTGCCATGATACTCTATACGTATTTATTTAATTTTTGTTTTCATTTTGTTTTTATATTCTTCAGCTTGCTCAGTCATATATGATAAAAGTTGTAAAACACTATATATTGACTGTTCTTCAATGCCTTTCATTTTCTCTAAATCTCCACTTCCAACGGCATAGAGGGCATTATACCATCCATACTTTTCAAGCCTGCTTTTTTCGTTGTTACCCTTAAATAGTGGTTTAAAATTCTGTTGTATATACTCCTTGAACTGTTCAAAAAAAAAGCAATACTCCATACGATATTCAT